ATCAAGTATTGAAGAATATGGGTTATCAAACTCCACATCTCCCATTTTTATAAATGTAAGATCTATATTTTGGGAAGCAAAGTCTTCTTTAGTATAAAGTTTTTGTCCTCCAATAGCATTTATATAATGAGTTCCCCCATAATATTTTACAATATCTTGTAAACCTTCATTTTTCTTTTTACCTGTAATTCCAAATGAAGTATCAATAAGTTTTGTTTTTATATCTAAATATTCACAAATTTGTTGGATAATTATTCTATTGAAATTAGAAATAGTACAAGGATAATTATCATAAATAAAATATTGATTTAAACAATCATACCAAGGGATTAGAATTACTTCCATTATTTCAGTAAAATTAGTTTCTTTTTTATAAAGATATTCTAAAGTTTTATTAAAATTAGAAAACCATTTTCGGTCTAAAATAACTTCTACAGCATCACAAGTTTTATTTTGAGATCCTCCTTTACAAGGAATATTTATTCCTACATTATTTTTTAATGTATTTCTAGTCATATAACTTCCTTTCATAAATGAAACATGATCAAGATTTACATAAATATCAACCGCATCTATAAGTTGGAAATAACCTATATAAGGGAAGAAATATCCCTGCATAATTCCTATTGTTTTCATAAATTTTATTTTTAATATACTAACCTTTATTTAAATTCCCAAATAAAACCACCAGCTGTTTTTTGTTTTCCTAAAAGACATCCTGTTATGTCTCCTTTACCTAACCATTCTTTTGCTGATTTAGTAGAAGGCCATTCTTTAATAAAATTACCTTCTAGATCTTTTTGAATAATAGGTTTACTAAGTGCTTTAATTGTGGCTTCTATAACACCTAATCTATTTTTCATCATATTATTAATATGTTCTTTAGATTTGGATTTTCCAGTTAAAGCCTTACTAATTTTATCCCCAAATTCTTTAGGTTTTGGTATCCTTCGATTTTGTTTTTCTTCTTCACTTTGAATTCTTCCTCTCATAGAATTACCTATTTTAATATTTCTAGTTTTATCTTGTGAATTTCTTTCTCCAAATCCTTTAGGTTTAGGTTTTCCTTTTCGAATTTTACTCATGGTGGATTTAGTTTCTTTAGAATGAAAACTAGGTCCACTTCCTCCATTATTTAAATTTACCACTTCAAAACCCCATACTCTAAATTGTTCAATCCAAAATGATTCTAAAGGTTTCCAAATTTTTTGATCTAAAGAATCTATTTGATCTATATAATTATAAGTGATTTGAGAACCAAATGTACATCTATGAGCAGATTTTCTTGAAGATTTGGTTTTACCTATATAGACCTTATTTGGGTTATTATCTATATTAGTTACTAAGTAAATTTTTGTAGTTTGTATCATCTTATCAATTTATATTCGATAATACATATTATGATATCATTTTCCCTATATAGGAATTATAAATTCTCCCCTATCCATTTATCAAAATTAACTCTAGACAAATATATATCATTTGTACTTTCATCATGTCCAAAGGTAATAGCTTTTTTAACTAATTTTTCAACTTCTTCTCTATTAAATACATTTTTAGGTTGTTTGTAAACTTCAAACTTTGACAAGTCAGGATATGGTAATTCTTTATCAGGAACGTTAATTGGTTTTCCATCTTTATAAAATCCAGTCATTAATATTAAACCTCTAACTGATAATTCAGGATTTAGGTAAAAATTCCATCCAAGCATATCCAAATTATCTTCCATATAAGGTATTTCTCTACGTCCTGAAAATCTAGCACGTTTAAACCAAGCAGCAGCTTCTGCATTATCTGTTAGAATAGCTCCTGCTTTAGAACCCATTTTGAAATTTTTTAATCCTCCAGTCATTGATATACACATAAAACTTCCTGGAATGTACATATTATGAGTAAATCTTAAAGCTGAATCCCAAACATTAGATCCTTCTAATAGATATGGACCTTTTAATGTTTTTTCTGTTGGTGGATGAAAATCAATTTTAAACCCATTGCGAATAATTTCTGGTGGAACACCAGGATATGTTCGAGCTGGAATTTTTATTGTGTCTGTAGTAATTGTTTTTACTATATTTTTTTCATAATATAAACATAAAAATAATGCATTACAAGCATTATCTATTGTAACCACATAAGGAGCACCTGTGTATTCACTTAATGCTTCTTCAAATTCTTCTGTTATTGCGTAAACTCCTTTTGCCATATTATTTAAAAATTTCGTATAGTTTTATTTAATTAATTGTTGATTTAAAAACTCAATAAATAATTTTAAATCTGTTTGATTCATGAAAGTTCTAAGTTTAACATGACCAAAACTATTTTCAGTAGATATTATTTGATCTATATTAATTTCAATTTCATCATTAATATCTTTTTCTGAGAATGTTATTCCTTCATCACCTAGTCTATCTCCTAATCTAAAACATGTTCTATTAATATAACCACCTTGATTTCCAATTCTACCTTTATTTTTCATATTCGTGATTATTTAATTTAATCCAACCTTTTTTAGAAATAATATTGTGAGAATCATCTTCAAAGAAATTTATTACTTGTTTTAAAGCAAATTCATTCCACAATAATTCCAATATTTTATTCACAATTAGATTTTTTTAATTATTGTTAATCCATTATTATTAGTAAATCTTTCAACTAAAACCCATTGTGGATTAGCTTTAAGAAATTCTTCAATTGCTTTCCAAATACCAATTCCTTCTGCTTTCCATTCTTCTCCTAATTCTTCATAATTAGTCTCATCTGTGGTAGCATATGTTGTTGTATCGTGAAATATAATGTATTTATTTACTTTTGAAGCATGAATTGCTAATTCAGCTTTAAGTTGTTTATAAGAATGCCAAGTATCTAAAAATAATAAATCTGTTGGTTCAATATCAACTTCTAGTACATTTGCTTGAATAAATTTAAAATTTAAATTAAATTCTTCAGCAACATCATAAACCTCTTTTAAATTATTATAACCTCTTTTAATTATATTTTGGTTTTCTCCATTTCCTCCCACATCCCAAGTTGAAGGATCTCTCATATCATAAGATGTGAGTTGTTTTGGAGCACATCCTAAAAATGCCCATGTTGAGGTAATCCATCTAACTCCCATTTCAGTAATAGTTTCACATTCGGAACCATACTTTATTAGAGTTGGTATATGTTCATTTATATCACTAGGATATTCATAAAGAAAATTTACAATTTTTTCTAACTTATTCATTTAAAGTAAATATATTAATTTTTTAATGTCTTCCCAAATTTAATTATTTCTTCTGAAAAATTTTCATTGGCTATTTTTTTAAACTCTTCCTGTTTATTAATAACTGATAAGTATTCTTTGTAAGGATTAAATCTGAATAAATGATCTTCGATTATAACAACATCATTTAAAATAAATTGATCTACTCTAATACCATATTGTTTCATTAAAATTGAACAATACATTATAAATGTATCTTCTAATCCGTAATGACCTAATGATTCAGGAATACCTATTTTTCTAAGTAAAGGGGTACTAATTAATGTAGCCCATCCACCTCCAAATTTAAATTCACTTATTTGACTAATAGAAACATTTGGAAATGATTTTAAAACTCTTATATAAGGATCTCTTTTTTGGAAATGGATTCCATCATCTTTGAAATTATCATTAACTAAAACATCCCAACTATTATCCCACATTGGAGTAATTTGAGGAGTTACAATATAATATTCTTGAGTTTCTTTTAAAATTTTACTAGCAGATACTAAATACGATATTAAATCAGATTCAAAAAATATATCTGTGTCTAAAAACAGTAATGCATCTGCTTTTGTATCTTTTAATGCTTTTCTTCTGTGAGAAACACAACCTTGAATATTTCCATCTTCATTAACTTCAAATTTAGTTTCAGCCCATGTTTTAGTTAATTGTTCTAATTGATTGAATTTATTTATAAAGAAAGATTTAGGAATTTGAGATTTTTCCCATTCTACTAAGTTGAGATTTAATAAAACATCAACTAATATTTTATCTTCTTCTCCCAATTGAGTAGAATTGTATTTTAATCTAATTAGAGTTTGTTCTAATTGATCTATTTCATGAGGCAAAACATGTATAACTATTTGAATCATAACCCATTTAATTTAAATATTTCTTCTAATTTATTTATAATACTTTGTTCATAACTAACATATTGAAGTGCTGTTTGATAATTTTCTTCTATAACATTATGTAATATATCATATTCTGTTTTAATAATACAGCAATTTGAAAGGTGAATTAAATCATCTATATTACTAAATTTAAGTATACCTCTATAATTAAAATAATCATCAATATTTGAACATCCCCAATATACTGGGATTGTTTTCATTAGGAAACAATCTATTAATTTTTCACTAAAATATCCTCTATGGGAAAAATTTTCAATAACTATTCCAAACATTGAATTACCAAATACTATTTCTTTACCAATACGAGCATCATCTTCATTGTGTCTATCTCCTATTGTGTAATGAAAATTGGTAGGACATTTGAATTCATCTTTTCTTGATAAAATTTCATGACGCATTGAATGACCATAACTTTTATTTAAAACACCACATAAATGAGATAGTTCAAATTTTTTATTATGTTCTTTTTCATATTGTTCTGGTTTAAACCAGGTTTGACCAAATGGGAAAAATGTAGAATGATCGTAAGTATTTAATATTTTATCATCCCAAGTTAATATAACTTGAAATAAATCTTTATTCTTTATAGTCCAATCATGTAAACCAAAATATTCATTTGGTTCAGCTAGAACCATTATGTTAATTGAAGATAAATCTTCTTGGGAAGAAGGTGGTTGGTCGATAAATAAAGAAAAATCTACATGTTTTAAATGTGATAATTTTTCTTCAAATGTTTTCGGGTTAAAAAATTTAGTAAATATTTTCATTATACCTCCTCAATAAAATAAGCCCAACATCCTTCAGTTTCATAAATTGTTTTATCTTTAAAAAACTCATTAACTGCTTTTTGAACATCAGCACACCAAGTATAATCATGACCTGCTATTACTCCTCCTTTTTTAACTTTAGGAAACCAAGCATTGATATCTTTTTTTACTGATTCATAATCATGAGCTGCATCAATAAACACAAAATCTAATGAATTATCTTCATAAAATGCTGCTCCATCCCATGATAAGGCTTTGAGTGGAGTAATTTTATCCTTTACAGGTTCTATATTTTTAAGAAATGTTTCGTATAATCCTTCACACATTTCCTTACTAATTTCTGTTTGTGAATCTACATAATCCCAAGTATCAATACAATCAAATTTAATATTTTTTCCTGAATTAATGATTTCAACTGCCATATAAGCTGCACTCATACCTTTCCAAGTACCAACTTCTACGAAGTGTGAATCAGTTGGAAATTTATTTACCATATATGTGTAAAGTTCTGGGTAAGTGAACCAATTTTCTCCCAATGTTTTGTAAAAATGTTCCATTGTCCATTGTTTTATTTTGTTGCTAATATATTTAAACTCATTAATATTCCATTTTCCTTATCCATATGTGGTAAGTAGGCTTTACTAAAATCATCTACGGTATATTCTTCTTGATCCCAATATTCAAATTTTGTAAAACCTATTATTTTTAATTCGGGGATTAATGATTTGTTATCAAAAGTTATAAAATGATAATTTTCATCATAATCTTGTCCTCCATAAAGTAATCCAATTAATGGTTTTAAATCGGAAGTTTTTTGATAATATTCACATATTGAATTAAAATTGGGGATTGCTAAACGTAATTGTCCTCCTGGTTTTAGGATTTCAAACCAACGTTTAAGTACATCTTTATATTCCCATCTTCCAAAATGTTCTAGAACATGACAAGCATAAATTTCATCAACTGAATTTTCTTTGTAATTTCGTAAAAAACGAATGTTATTTACTTCATCTACACCTGGAAGATATCTAATATCTATATTAGTGTATCCTTCTAGATGTTTTGTTCCACAACCTAAGTGTAATTTTGTCATAACGTATTATAATAATTATTTTGTTTTTCTTGTCTTTCGATTGATTTAAAATGATATAAAGCATATTCTTCCAATTCTGGGAGATTAGCGTATGTTTTATAACCATCTAAAATTTCATGTAATTTATTTTTCCATCTGATTTCAGGAATATTTTTATGTATTCTCCATTGATGGTCAGGCCATTGAACCCAGCCTTTTTCATTTTGTTTCCACTGCCATGCTTGTAGATGTTGTGGAGTAATACCATTTACAATGTTAACTCTAGGAACCAAAATTATATCTGATTCGTTAGTTTCTAAAATTGTATGTAAATTTTCTATTAAAAATTCATTTGGAATTTCATCTGCATCAATTTGGAATATATAATCACCTGAACATAAATTTATTAATTTATTTTTCCATTCAGCAAAATGATTAGTGAAATTGGCAGGATGAAGTTTGATTTGATCTCCTAATGATTCTAAGTATTTCCATACTTCATTAGGACCTTTATCATCAAATAAAACTACAATTTCATCTTCATCTCTTTTATATTTAAAAAGAAATGGGAGTAAATATTGAATTTCATTTAATTCATTAAAGCAAGTGATTGCATAACTAATTTTCATATTTTAAATATAAGAAGTCTTTTTATAATATCAAAGTTTAATTTTTAAATTTCCACTTATAACCCCCAGAAGTTTTTTGATGTTTAGTTAAACATCCCGATAATGTTGATTGGGATACTTTTATAAAATTAGCAGCTTCACTAACAGAGGAGAATTCTTTTATTACTTTTTCACTATATTTATCTAACATAAGTACAGATTTTTTACATTTTTCACTCCAATCCGATTGACTAAAACGACTATGTTTTTTAGAATACTCTAGTTGTTCCTTGGTATATTGTTTCCTCCCTGATTTGGGTTTTTTCTTTCCTTTATTTCCTTTTCCCCTTTTATAATTTATATTATTTTTTTCATTTTTGGTTTTATTATCCCATTTTTTTCTTATTTTATCCTTAGATATTTCAGAATGAAAATTCAATCCACCACCACCATTGTTTTTATTATCTAGTTTAAAACCCCAAGATCTAAATAAACTTATATAATGTTTTTCCCAAAATTTCCAATTAATTTCTTCAATTTTATCTATCTCTTCCATTAATATATCTTCTCCAAATCTTAATTTATGAGAATATATTCTTTTACTAAAAGGAGTTTTTGTTTTACCTACATAAAGAGGAATATTGTCTCCTTTATGGATAAAGTATATACTAACTTTTCTTTCTATAATAGCGTTGTCGTGCTTTTTCATCTTCTTGTTCTTTATTTTTCCAATAATATTTTTTGGAAGCGTTTGCCCTAGCTTTTTGTTTTTCATCAGGCGTTTGATATTTTTTAATTCTTCCCATCGATTATAAATATTGGTAAATTTGTAAAGATCACAAAAGAAATCACAATATTTTAAAGGATATTTATATATTCCAAGGCATCCATAAATTCTTTCATCTCAAAAGCTTTCATAGTAGTCATATCCATTCTCCATTCATAGAATTCTCCTGGTTTTCCTTTAATTGGGTATTTTTCTTTTTCTGTTTCTTCAACTTTAACAGCTTTCACTGATGCCCATTTAGCATTTTCAACAGAAGTTCCATTATAAAATACCATTCCGTTTTGTGGATTATTAATAGTAGTAGGCATCCAAATTAATCCTTCATTATCTTTAATCATTACATCTTTATATAATTCAGGAAGAGTTTCTAATTGTTGTTTATAAAATTCTTCTCCTTCTTTCATTAAAGAGTTTGTAGTAAATCCACAACCAAAACATGAATATGTTTTAACTTCTGGGGAGTTTTCTATCATGTAACATGCATCTGAACCACAATGGTTGCATATAACTAAGTTGTCTTCTATTTTATTCATTGGTTTTTATTTTTATTTTAGTTTTAGTTCCATCAGGATGAGAATAAATTGCATATTTAGGAATTAATTTATATTCTAATCCTTGTAAAATTTTGGTGTATTTTTTACCCAATCCTGGTTTTATATATCCTATAGTTAGATGTGGGTGATATTTTGGATAATCACTAGTAAATGGAAATTTTTTAAGAGATTCATTTGTTTCTGTTAAATTTTTTCCTTCCACATCAAATTTTAAAACATCATATTTTTCATTTTCAAATAATGAAGCATTTTTTATTGTACAAGGGAAATAAGTGTACTTATTTAAAGTTTTTTCTACATCATCATTTGATACTTCTTTGTGTAACCCATACAAAAGAGTAGTGTGGGGTTCATCTTCCAAACCAAATGTTTTATCTTTATCTTCCTCATATATATCATCTTTGTTAATAATATTATGAATTTTATTGATTTGGGGAAAATCAAAATATAACATTACACACCCATATTTATATGAACTAGTACTATTTTCAAATAGTAAATCTAAAAGTTTAATCATTTTTTATAATTATTTCATTGGTACTGGAGTGAATCCTAAAAATTCACATTTAATATTTCCTCCACGAACTGTTGCTCTATCTAATTGACAATTATTAACAGAATTTGATGAACATCCTTCAAATTGAAAACATACTGGATGTGGTGGTGTTAATGTATCTATACATACATCACAATGATATGGATACACACCAATTATATTACAATTTGTATTTAATGGCCAATTATTTTTTGCTGGGTTTTTGAATACATTCCCGCCAGCAATCCAATTAACTGTATCTGAAACTGTTAATTGTAGAAATGAATTTAAACCATCTAAACACGATAAATCAGTTGATTCATTACCTGTACTTGGTGTGTTGACTGTAAATTCAAAGATATTTACTCCATATTCCCAACCATGTGATATAGCAGCATCACAAGCATAATTATCTGCTCCAAAACTAACTACAGCACCATAAAGTGTAGCTGTATCGCCTAAATGGTATTCTATATTTTTATATGCCCAAAATACTCCTTTACATGTAACGGGACTACCATCTGGGTTTTTACTGTTAGGATTGAAATTTGTTGAATCCATTCCAAATTTTCCAATAATACTTTCAGTAGATTGAAGTGTAACAAATACTTGAACACTGTCTAATTTAGATGAATTTCTAATGATTACATCTGTATATTGTGATGTTGATGTTGGATTAGTAGTATTTTGACATGAGAATAAAACACTAAGAGAAATTAATGTGAATAAAGTAAATATAAGTTTTTTCATTTTTTTGTTGTTTTTTTGATTTTTATTTTTCTAGTTTTTGTAATTTAGGCAATTCGATTTTTTTAAGTTGTGGTAATTTCAATTGAATTTGTTTTGGAAATTCAGGAATACGTTTTAAATACTCAGCCATTTTTTCATTCATTTTTTCAAATGAGAAATTTTGTTTTGAATGATATGCTTGACGTTTTCCTCCATCAACATAATCTTCATAATTTTCAAATATATCTTTTAAATAATATCCTACCCTACCTAAATCGGGAGAAAACCATTGAGATTCTTTCATTAAAAATTGATTAGCAGCACTTGGATGAACATTTGTTAATGTACCTGAAATTAGTGTTGTAAATCCAGTATTTAAGAAATCTAAATGTCCACTCCAATTAGTTGTTAGAATTGGTTTTTTACTTTGAGTAAATTCAAGTAATGGGCGTCCAAATCCTTCTCCTTTAGTAAGAGATACCATTAATTTTACTTTTGGATGATTGTATATTTCATTCATTTCTTCATCTGTAAATTCACCATGCAATAAATAAATATTAGGTAAATCTGGTGAATTAACTGTGTCTCTAATTTGTTGGATACGTTTTAAGATTTCATCTCTATCCATATAAGATGGACCAACAATTGATGTTTTTAAAATTAATGCAGGTTTTGTTTTTTTATTTTTAAATGTTTCAAGAAATGCTTTAATTAATAAACCTACATTTTTTCTATCTTCTCCTAGATCTCCTGGAAGCCAATGTCCTACAAACAAATAACAAATACTTTCAGGAATTGATTTTAAATTTCCTATTTCTTTATTTTTTGGAATTTCTCCTAAATGTTTATAAATATTAGTATCAATACCTTCAAAAATAACTTCAATGGGAGTTTTTACTTCAACTATACCTTCTACTTGTTTTGTTTGATCATTTACTCTTTGAAACTTAGAATCTAAAAATGCTTTTTTAGAATGTTCAGATGAAACAAGTACTAAATCCATTTTATTTACTCCTTCAATCCAATCACCTGGTACTAAAGTTGTTTCTAAACCTGCTGTAATACCAATATTGTATTTACCTACTTTTTGAAATTCATTTGGTACAGTTATCCAAACAAAAATATCTGGTTGAGTGGTTAATTGTCCATTAATTATATATGATTCAAGAAATTTCCATTCAGGATTTTCTTCAATAAATCCTGTAGGTGTATTCCCCCAATTACAAGGAATGATTTTAATATCCCATTCTTCTTTTTTAAGTTGAATTATTGATTTAACTGTATCACGAGCTCTAGCTCCATAACCTGATAAGGTATCTATTGGTGCGTAAATAACGCAAGTATTTTTACTCATAAATTAATTATTTTTAGATTGTTTTTTAGGACGTGTTCCTTGTCTTCTTGATGCTAAATATTTTTTATAGCTAGCTTGAAAGCTAGGTAATGCTTGTATTAAACAACTGATTTTTTGTTGGGTTGATGATTTGCTCATTTTTAGTATAATAATTTATGGTTTAAAACTCTTTTTTCAACATTCTTTGTATTTAATAATTCGAATTTTTCTCTGGGTTTCCAAGTTTTAAATAAATTATCTAAATTTTCTATAATTCTTTTACCCATTTTTTCTCCTGTAAATCCTGCTTCATCACTTAAAGCCCATTCACGACCTGCTAATCCTCTTTTTTTACATCCTTCTTTACCTAATTCATAAGCAAATTTGATTTGTTCAGCAGCATCTTCTGCTTTACATCTATCATCCCAAATATAAGGTGTGACTGGAGAACCTTGTATTGATCTATTACTTGGATAAACTGGTAATGCCCACTCTCCATGTTCTTTAGTAGTACCATTATGGTTTGAAGGAAAATCTTTATCAAAATCAATCCATTTATTATCCTTAACAAAACGCATTTGATCTTGCATTCCACCAGTTACATTTGCTATAATTGGATTTCCTGCTAAAATCGCTTCTGTTAAACTTAATCCCCATCCTTCATTACTTGTTAATAATATTTGTACGTTAGTCATATTATACAAATAATTCATTTGTTGTGGTGGTAATGGTTTTTCTGAGAATATGATGTTGTATTTTTCATTATTGTCAAATAAAAAATCACATACTGCTTTTAAATCTGTTCCATTATCATCTATGACTTGGGTGTGAAGTAAAAAGGCACATTTTTTAGCTTTTTCTTCAGGTAATTGATCTATGAAATATTTATATGCTAAAAGAGTATCTGGAATTTGTTTTCTACGAATATTTCTTGAGTTAAAGAATAAAACAAAATCATATTCTTTTCCTTTAAACATTTGACTTTTAAATGCTTTAAACTCAGGATCGTTTTGATCAATAGGTTTAAATATATCATGATTTAATCCGTGAGGAACATATTCAATAAGTTTGTTTTTTGCTTTATCACCTAATACTAATTTATTAATATTAACTGTTTGTTTAGAAATTCCTAATAAAGCATCACAAGCCTCATAATATGGTCTATTATACATTGGTGCTGGGTAGTCATCCCAAATGTTAAGATATACAATAGGAATTTTTCTACGAATCTCATTTTCGATTTGAAATAACCACATAAAATATCTTGGGTCAGTAATCAAAAATATTGCATCTGGTTTTTCCAAACGAATCAAATTTCTTATAATATTTGGATCACCATACCCATCAGTTGGGTAAATTTGGATTGAAGAATCTTTCAATCCAGTAGTTGTATTAGTATCTTGAGATAAATCTAATTTTTTTCCTTTATCTGGATGATTTATAGCTCCAGCAATTTGTACCCAATTAAAATGTTGAGCAGTGTTAAGTACCATTTCTCGAGCAACTGTAGCTACTCCTGAATGTACTCTTATATCGTCACAAATTAATAGGATTTTTTTCCTCTCATTTGGAGGAAGATAAGCAAAACTTGAATTCATAAAAACTAATTTTTGGTTGGGTTATTCGTTAATTTTAGGATTAATGTAATTAGAAACTTGTTTTCTAAAATTTTCATCTGTAAGGTATAAATCCATTGTTCGATTCACAAGCTTATTTAAACTAAATTTCCTTTTTACGCATTCTATCTTAAAAGTATTAAATAGCTCTTTATCTACTTTTACAGATGTTAATTGGGTTTGATTTTCCATGACTTTATTTTGTATATAAATATATAATATTAGTGAAGGATAGCCTTATCACATAATTCTTTTTTGGTTTTATATGGACAATATTTACAAGTGGATTTGGATGGGGTAGGGAGGTGATCTGCGGCATTATAAGTCCCATCTATGGTGAATATTTCTTCAATAAATTTATTTAACGCAGTTCTAGCCTTTTTTAATTTGGTTTTTCCATTTGATGGGGAGAATTGTTGTACTCGTTTTTGAGGAAATTCACATTCTTCCCAAATTTTTCTTTTAACTATAAAAAATTCAACATCTATATTTTCTTCAGGTACTCCAAATTGTTCACTAAAAAATTGTTTATAAAGTAAAATTTGAAATTGTTTTATTTCATCTTTTTTTTCTTTATCTGTCCATCCTCTAGTACTAGTTTTTATATCATATATAACAAATTTTTCTGTAGCTTCATGGTATAAAACTAAATCTATAAATCCACTATATAAAATATTATTATATCGTTTATCTGGGGAAAGAACTATAGGGATTTCAATCCCTACTAAATGCCAATCTCTTATGCTAAAATATTCTCCTCTTTTCTTTTTTATAAATTCTAAAATAGCTATTCCATCATCAAAAAATTCTCTCATTTCTTCAGAATTACTAAAGTGGATATTTTTATTATCTTTATATCCTTTAGAATAGTTTTCTTTAAATCTTTCTTCAAAATGATCTTCTAGATCTATTTCATCAGCTTTAACACCACTTTCAGTATATAATACATGAAGATAATTTTGTAATGTTTCATGAATTGAAGTACCAAAAGTCATATTAATAGATTGATTGTATATTTTATGACCATCTCTATATTGTAATGCCCATTTTTTAGGACATGATAAATACATTGATAATTGGGAATAAGAAATACTTTTTTGAAAAGCATAATTTATTTCCTGTGGAACAAAATCACGAATTTGTTTTACTATAGAAGGGGTTTGTTTAGTTTTAGACATTATTTGTTGCTTTTTTGTCTATTTTCTTTTATTGATAATGGTTGAGTATTTAAGTAATGGAATGCTTTTAATATTTCTTCTTCTTTAGTTAAATCAAAATTTGAAATTGCTTTTATATGATCTATTTCCCAATATATTCCATAATTTTCCCAAGTCATCTCGGGTTGGAATAATTTTTCCAAATATTGTTTATATTCATTTATTGAACACCCAAGATATTTTTTATATGTACCAGATTTAGGAATAGAATCTACTAAAGCTTGTCTTATATAATGTCCAATGTTTTCTCTAAGTCGATAAGTGGGAGAGTTTTTACGATATTTTTTCATGTATTCTCGTTGTCTAACTCTTAGTTTTTCTTTATTTTTTTCTCTCCATTTATCAATTGTTTCATTATATTTTTCTTTATTTTTAGCTAAACGTTCTCTATTCTTTTTATATTGTTCCGTTTTATTATCTTGATAATATTCAGATTGATATTCTTTTCTATCTTGTTTATTATTTTGATAATATTTTTTAGCTAATTCCTTACCTTTACGTTCATAATACTCTTTTTGCTTTTCTTTAGTCCAATATTTGTTTGCCATAATTTATGTTTTATTATAAATATTGCTAAAAAACATTTTTATTATTTTTTCCAAAGATCTTTTGAAACAAGTTGAGCGATGATGTTATAATTAACTAAATCCATATATGAATCGGTTGTTGGTTCATTTTCTACTTGATTTTTTTTATTAAACAATACTAGATTTTTTAATCTATTCATTTTATCATTACAACGAATCCAAATTGCTGTTAATGATAATTTTTTATCTTCAGGACTTTCTAATCTAGTACCCATTGATATATTATCAACTCCATAATCTAGCATCTTTTGTGCAAATAAAGCATATTGCTCTTTAATGATTTGTTTATATCCAGCCGCTATGGTTGGGTATTCTTTTTCTAATTGTTCGATAACAGATATTTCTTCTTTAGCCATTTTTTGTTATTTTTTTAATTTCTTTTTCATCAATCCCTTGTTTAGTTAAAATATCCTGAATGAATTCTTTATCTGTTAATGTTATATATTCTTCTGCTTCAGAAGTTGAACATTCAAAATAATTAGAAATATGTTTAGATAATTCAGGATTTATAGGGGATTTTTTATTTGATTTTATAAACGGTGAATAAGTATTTTTTGATTGAGGAATAACTTCACAATATATATTATATAATTTTTCACTATCTTTAATGTTAAAACCTTGAACATAATTTACAACTTCAATATATTTAGAATTCATGCTTAAAAATTTATTAATCATGTATCCATTAAATATTTTTTGTTGTTCAAGAGTAAAAGTATCCCATGATGGTTTAATATCAATAATAGCTTTTAAAAAATCAAATATAGAAAACGGTTTAGACTGTTTTGTTGTACTCTTCATATTCTGCTCTCAATTCTTTAGGAAGCATTTCTAATAATATTTTATTTGTTTTTATATCAACAAATACTGGGATAGGTACGACAGCATCTTCACTAGTACCAGTTAGAAATTTACTGATTTTTCTTAGTATTGTTGCTTCTTGAAAGACTTGTCCTCCATCTTCTGATTTGATTGGTGTAGATTGAGTAATATCTACTTGTAGTTGTGGTTGTTTGTTCATTTTATATAACTTTTTTATTGTTTATTATTTCTACTATTTTACTTATGCAAGCCATAAAATTTATTTCTTTATCTAGTCTAAATGTAGCATGATAAAGATATTCTTCAATTGTTACAATAATATACCCATCATTTCCTTTAGAATATTCTTTTAAATTGTCATATAAAAATCTATATAAATCTTCATAATCATTTAATTCAGCATTAGCTATTATTTGTCTAATATTATTAAATGTTTTAAATGATGGAGTTTTTAATTCAGTTAATATATTTAATGAATAATCATCTATATTATTTATTGAATTATCAAGTTTTAAAACATTATCAACAGTATATTTTTGACAATTATTTATAATCTTACGAAAATCAGGATAGAATTTTTTTACAATTGTTACTATATCTTCGGAGGAATGTTCAATATTTTCTTTATTTAAAATATCGTCAATATGTTTTGCTACAACGGGTTTGGATGGAGGAGATAAATCAAATTCTTGACATCTGCTTCTTAATGGTTCAATTAGTCTTTCTGGGAAGTTACCTGTTAATATGAATCTTGTAGTTAAACTATAAGTTTCCATCATATTTAATAATATAACTTGAGATGCTTGTAAGATATGAGTTGCTTCATCTAATATTACTATTTTGAGGGGCTTAAAAGATCCAGCAGAAGCAAATGCTCCTACTTTATCTCTCATAACATCAATTGAACGTTCATCTGTAGCATTGATATATAAATAATCACAATCAATATTTTTAATTAAAATTTTAGCAATAGTAGTTTTACCTGCACCAGGTTTACCTGCGAATAAAAGATGAGGGATATCTTGTTTATCAATAAATTCTTGGAATTTTAATTTAATTTCATCTTTACAAATATATCCTTCTAAAGTATCAGGACGATAACGTTCATTTAATATTGTGTGTAACCTTTTTGACATAACTTGTATTTAAATATTAACAATTTTCTTGTTAAATTTTCCACTTTTTAAATTTAATTGTTCATTAATATGAATGAGAATATCTTTTAGGGAAATATTAAGTAATCCTTCATCGTTTTCTAATTCAATGTAAAATCCATTTGATTCAGGGACAAAATTAATATTAGTAATTTCGTATTGGGTTTCATCTATTTGAATGAATTTCCCTAAAAGATCTATTGCTCCTCTCATTTATTTTATAATTAATACATTCCAGGCATTCCACCCATTTCAGGTTCTTTTTTATCGTTGTTTATTTCAACGATTGCAGCTTCTGTTAATAATACTGTACCAGCAATTGATGCAGCATTTTCAATAGCATTTCTTGTTACCTTGGTAGGATCAATAATACCTGCTTTTTCCATATCTGTAAATTGTTTGGTTTTTAAATTATATCCAGTCCAATATTTGTTTTTGGATTCGGTTTTAATTTGATTTATTAAACCATAACATTCACTTTCTTCAACACCTGCATTTAATAATATTTTCAAGAATGGAGAACCACAAGCTTTATAAACTATTTGTTTACCAATTTGTTCATCAATAGAATCTACTTTAGTAATACTTTCTCTAGCATATAATAAAGCTGCTCCACCTCCTGGTACTATACCTTCTTCAATTGCTGCTTTTGTTGCTTGAAGTGCATCATCAACTCTATCTTTGGTTTCTTTCATTTCTAATTCCGAATTACCACCAACATGAATAATAGCTACTCCTCCTATAAATTTAGCTAAACGCTCTTGTAATTTTTCTTTTTCGAATGGGGAAGGTGCTTTTTCAATTTGTGTTTGAAGATTTTTTACTCGTTCATCTATTTTTTCAGATTCTCCTTTTCCATCAACAATTGTTGTTTGATCTTTTGTGATAGTAACTAAGCGAGCTCTTCCAAACCACTTCATATCAAATTTATCCAATTTCATATTTTTATCAGGACTAAACACTTCTCCTCCTGTCATTACAGCAATATCTTCTAAGATAAGTTTTCTTCTATCTCCGAAATCTGGAGATTTAACAGCAGCTACTTTTAAAATACCTCTCATTTTATTAACAATAAGAGTAGATAAAGCTTCACTTTCAATATCCTCAGCAATAATAAGTAGGGATTTACCACTTTGTGAAACACTTTCCAAGATTGGAAGTAAATCTTTTACTGCAGTAAATTTTCTATCTGCAATTAATATATAAGGATCTTCTAGAGTACAAGTCATATCATTGTTATTAGTAACAAAATAATGTGATTTATATCCTCTGTCGAATTGCATCCCTTCAACTGTTTCAAGATATGTTTCTCCACTTTTTGATTCTTCAATAGTAACTACTCCTTCACGACCTACTTTTTTCATAGCAGATGAAATTAATTTACCTACTGATGAATCATTATTTGCTGATACTGTAGCTACTTGTTCTAATTGAGTTTCAGAAGATATATCTTTAGATATTTTTTTACGTAGATGAGTTACTACTTCTTTAACAGCAGAATCAATTCCTTTTTTAATATCTACAGCATTGGAACCTCTATCTAAATAAGTGATTCCTTCATTAATCATTTTTTGAGCTAAAAGAGTAGAAGTTGTTGTTCCATCACCAGCAGTATTTGCTGTTTTAATAGATACTTGTTTTATCATTTGAACTCCCATTTCTTCTAATGGATCTTCAACATTAAAAATTTGTTTTGCTACTGTAACACCATCTTTAGTACTTCTAACTTCTCCCATCTCAGTATAAATAACATTTCTACCATTAGGTCCAAGTGTAGATGTAACTGCATCTGCAACTTTATTAATACCTTTAACTATTTTTTTACGTGCTTCTGGGCCGAATTCTGTATTTTTATTCATAAATTTGTTTTATATTTTTTAATTATTCTACAATAGCTAATACTTGGTTTTCAGAACATGACCAATATTCTTGACCATCATCTTCTATTTTAGTAGGACCTATTGAAGGTAAAATTACTTGTTGTCCTACTTTAAGTGTTGATTCAACAAATGTTCCAGTTGCTGAATGATATCCTTCTCCTACAGATATTATGGTTCCTCTTAATCCTTTTTCTTTACCTAAATCTGGAACTATAATTGAACCATAAGTGGTTTCATCTTGTTCTTGGGGCTTAACAATAATTGAATTGAAAACTGCTTTTAACATATAAATTATTTTTTTGGTTATTTTTTATTTTAATTAATATATAAAATTTTTATCTAGTAGTCAAGTTTAAATATCTTTTTTAACTAAATAATATACACTTTTAATGTTATTTGATTTGAATTCTAGTTTCATTAAACCATCTAGATTAATAGATAAATTAGCTTCATCTATATCTTTATTAGCTGTAAGGATTTCTTTGAATAAATCTGAGTTGAAACCTAATGTGAAATCTAGAATAGTAGATGTAACTTTAATATTTGTTAAATAATATGAAACTTTATTGGAGTATTCTATATCTCCTCCAAAAATAAATTCTAATTGAGAATCTCCATCTAAACCCATATATGGTTTAATTACTACTGTTTTACTTTCATCTAGAGCAGATTTTGCTTTGATTAAAGCAGAAATAATTTCTTTATTTAATGGAGTAGATAATTCATACTCTTCACTCCCATTATATGTTCCTGATTTTGATATTGTTAATGTATCAGCTAATGTATAATTAACAGTAAATTGATTATCAGATATAATAAGTTTAGAAAATACTCTATTATTTTTTATATAATTTAACATTATTTCTCCACTAGTAATGTTGATTAATTTTAGTAATTGAGAAGTATTACTAATACCTACAGTAGAATTTTCTAAATTAAAGTTGGTATGGGTAATTTCTCCTAACATTTCTTTAGTTGGAGCTGTATATTTAATGGATAGTTGATTATCTTTTATATCCCATTTAACTGATTCAATAAGTCCATTTAAATAGTATTTATTTATAACACTTTGTAATTCTAATTTTGATATCATATAATTTTTAGTTGAATGTGAAAAATTTATTTACATTTGGGTTTAATGGTGGGAAATCCCATTTTAAATCTTCATATAAGTTTTTAAGTTTATTAGCTAATAAAGAATCAAAAATTTCATCTACATCAATATATGTTTTAACAAACTCTTCAATTTCTGGAGGTGTAGTAGCATTTGGTAAACCTATAGTTTCTAAATGGTAAGGATTTTGTTTTAAATTAATAATAAATAATTTATCTCCTTCAATAATTGATTCATATTTTTTATCTAATTTTTTAAATTTTAATAAATCATTATATCTAACTGCTGCTTTTGTATTTGATGGAGCCTTTTTAATAAAACCTGAAAACATGTCTCCAGCTTTAGCTGGGATTTGGTAGTTTTTAATTTGTTTTACACCTGTAGGTTTACCTAATTGTCTTGGATCTAATGTTTTTAGAGTTTTATAAAATTCTACTATTGAATTATCTATTAGGGATTTTTCTTTACCAAAAAGTATATTTTTAATAAAATTTTCTCCAAATTGTTTAAATAATTTATTCATATTAGACTTCATCAATTCAAGTCCTTTCATATCTAATTCTTCAACTGGTACACCTTCTTTGTTAGTGACGTACATCGCATATCTTCTTTTACCAGTAGTTAATACACCAGCACAAATTACTTCTTGTTTTAATTGAAAATAATGAGTATCAGGTTTAATATTAAATAAACTTCTACAAATACGATTTAAATCATCATTTGCTTCATTCTGTATTTCTAATGCTAATTCTAATATTTTATCGTTTTTTTCCTCAGGTTTAATATCAGGATATCTATGTTTTAATAAATCACCTAATACTATATACATTGAATCTGTATCAGAAATACAAATATGTTGTTTATTGGAATTTAATTCCTTATTTATTTTGTGGTTTACAAAATCTATGGATTCACAAGTTAATCTTTGTCCCGAATTAGTAATTGCTGAACTACAGATTAAATGACCATCAGTATATCTCCACCCATTAATAGCAAATGTACCATACATTGCGTTTTGAAGGATTTTAAATGCATGTTGGAATAAATCATATAATTTGTAATTAATCCAATCTTCATCTTTACCTGCTTTTTTCTTTAATCCTCTATAATGTTCACGTTTTTCAAACCACCCCTCTAATATTTTAGATACAACACTTTTTTCATCTGTTCTAAATATAGCTCCTGATGATGATATGGTATATTCATTTTCTTCTATAAGTCTAATTAATGTTTCAATATTAATTTTAGTTGACTTTAGAGTATAATTTATATTGTTTACTTTCTCAATAGTAAGTAGTTCTTTAGGGTCTCTTTTTTTTAGTTTTTCTAATGAATGATTTTGTTCATAGGTAGGATTATTTTCCACTTTAATTCTACATACTAGAGTTTCAATTCCTAAATTAAGGGATTTTATAATTGATGGATATAATGAGGTAAAATCCAAATCTATTACATCAAAATACAATCCTGGAATAGGTTCTAGTAAATAACCACCAGCATAAGATGAATTAGCATTTTTTAGAACTGGATTGTGAGTTGTAGGTTTATTAGGAGAAATTATTCCTTCTCGTTTGAGATATTTTAATATAGCTCCTTCATTCATTACAGTATTATAATATATACTTTCATAAGGAATGTTACAAATATGTGAAATCATGATTGTTAAATCTATGAATTTCAGTTTATTTTCTAATGCTTCAATAATTTCAACATCTCGAAAGTTATATTCAATAAATTTATGAATATCTGATTCAAATAGAGTATTTAAATTTCCTTCATATTCAATTTTTCCTAATCCAACATATTTAGTTCCTATATCTCCTAATTTATATGATGGTTCTTCCTTCATAATATATTTTTTATGAAGAAGCATGTAATCTAAATGGTTAATCCCAGCTATAGTAATTTGGGTTTCACCCATGAATTCTCTATAATTGATTTTTCTTATAGGAGATAGTCTTAATACTTCATCTCCCATTATTTGTTGAATTCTAAAATATAAATAAGGAACATCGAAATAAGCACTATTCCATCCTACTATAATAGTTGGATCTAATTCTTCCCATTTATTAAAAAATTTATTAACTAATTCTTTCTCCGAACCACAAGGAATAATTATTTTTTCATATTCATCCTTTTCATTTGTTTCATTGATTTTTTTACTTTTATCTGTAATAAAACATATTTTAGTTTTGGTTGAAACATCTATTAAAGCAATTGATGTAATTGGCATTGGAGCAGCTTTAATATATTCTGGGGTTAGTGCTCCTCCCATTTCAATCTCAATATCGAAATAAACTATATTATGAAATGAAGGTACTACATCATCATATTTGTAGTATAATTCTCTTAATATTAATAATTCTTTATTTATATCTTTTTCTAATAAATTAGAATCTTCTTTATTAAATTTTTTAGTAGGAACAGCCCAACCTCCGGTTAATACTGGTTGGGCACCTTCTTGGTGATTATTTACTCGTTTCCAAAATGTTGGTTGATATTTAAATTCAGACCATCCAATTTTGTCATCACGTAAATGATATGTATAAGTTTGAAAATCGTAATAGATTGACTGATACATTATTTAGATGAATTTTTTAAGATTTGGAGAAAAATAGTTGATTGATTTTTGGGCTTTTCTATCACTAGAACGATATACTATCCATTTATCATCTACTTTTTCGTAGTGACAATCATAACCTTTTTCTTGTGATCTTACTTTAACAGTTTCAATTGCTTCTTCTTCTGTTGAACAAGATTTAGACATATTTGAAGCTTGGATTTCTTGAAATATATCTTCGAATTTATCTTTTAATCCATAAACTAAAATCCCAGCAGAAAGGACATACATTATATCACCAAATGCATCTGCAATACCTACGATATCATCTTTTTCATAAGCTTCTTTATATTCTTCTAATTCTTCAAGAATAAAATCATAAATAAATTTCTTCTCAAATTCAGGAATATCTGTGGTAGGTGTTTCGTTGTTTAATTTTCCAAAAGTAGTGTTAAATATTTCTACTTCAGAAACAAATGGTACATATTTTTTTTCTTTCATAATTCGCTCTATTGTTTCGTGATTATTTTCTTTTACTATTCTTATATATTCTTTATTAAAATCATATGGTTCTAAGTTATCCCATGAATCATTAGTAAAACTTACTGTTGTTGGGTTTGGTTCAAAACTTTTTCCTCTAAGTCGAATTTCTTCCATATATTGGTTAAATTCTTCTTGTGTTTTAATTAATCTGTTCATGTATTAATTCTTTTAATCTGTTAATTTCTTCAATTACATCATCACCTAATTCAATTTTAGACATTAGGGTTAAATCCATAATTTGTTGTTCATACAAATCGATTAATTCTTGTTGTAATTTGATTATTTCGTCTTGGTTCATTTTATAAAGATGTATTTAATTCAACATATTGAGGTTTTCTAATCCATGGATTTTTAGATAATAAATCTAAATATTCATTCCAAATTTTATCTAATCCTTTATTAAAAGATAAGGCTCTTTCTATTTTGTGTTCTTCTCTATCTTTATTATAAAAATATCGAATAGTAGATTCATTACAATTTGTTTTTAATATTAAATCAGGAAAAAATAAACTTTCTTGAATACCTTTTCTCAATAATCTAAAACATAATATTCCTTCTACAATAATAGGAGTTTTATTTTGATGAAATGGAATTATATCTTTCATAAAAGCATATAATGATTCATTAGGATCTACAAACTGATAATCATCTGATAAGAATATTTTTCTATTTAATTCTTTGGCTAATTTATTTGCTAATGTAATTTTCCCTGTTTTTGTAAATCCACACACTACTATTGTATTCATATTTGAACAATAATTTATTAGTGATGGAGTTACTAAATCAGCAGGATTCATTATATATTAGATTTGGCTATAACATCATTAAAATTTTCCAATTTCCTTTCTTCAGAATCTAGAAGACCTTTACCATATTTTTCAATTCTTGTTTCATAACGCTTTTTAACACGTTCCGAAATTGGAATTGGATGTCCTTCTTCGTCTATTCTTACAAATTTGATATTGGTATGTAATACTACTTCTTGTTTACCTGTATAAACATTGTGTTTTCTTACTTCTGTATACATGGTAACGGATGTATTTCCGAATTCTTTTACAGTAGCATATATTTTAATAATGTTTCCTTCTTTTACGGGGTTTTTAAAAACCAATTCATCAATTTTGATGGTAACCATTTTAGGTGTATCACAAATTTGAGAAGCATAAGCTCCTGAACTTTGGTCTACTAATCCTAAAATAGTTCCTCCAAACATATTGGAATGAACGCCAATGTCAGAAACTTTACATATGTAAGTTGTTACTAATTCCATCATTTGATTAAAAATCTTTTCCGTTTTTCATTATTGCTTGTAAAAATTCTTCACGAATTAAGTTATTTGGTTCCATAAACACACCACTAAATTTATTAGTAGTCATAGTTGATGTTGGATGTTTAATCCCACGATTTGAACAACACATATGTTTAGAAGCAATACTAACTGCTACTGATGGGCAATCTAATTTTTTAGATAAAAATTCATGAATTTGTTGAGTTAATGACTCTTGCATTTGTGGTCTACGAGCAAACCAATCAACAACACGATTTAATTTACTTAAACCTACTACTTTTTCACCTGGTACATATGCTACAGAAGCATAACCTGTAAAAGGTAAATTGTGGTGAGCACATAAACTAACTACTGGAATACCTGTTTGAATAACTACTCCATCATAATTTTCTTCGTTTGGAAATACTGTCATTGATGGTTCTTTAGTTACTGAACCTAATACTAAATCTTTTAACCAAGCCTTAGCTACACGTTTAGGAGTATCGATTGTTTGTCTATCAGCTAGATAATCCCATCCTAGTGAATTTAAAAAACTTCCATAATGTTTAGTTGCTTCCTCTATCATTTTTTCAATTTCTTCTGATGAGCGGAATTGGTTTTCGTTTGCTTTTTTTAACATAAAATTTAATTTTTATTTAATTGATTTAACATATAATTTAATCCATCAACTTCATTATTGAATATTTCTTTATTCAATTGAAGACGGAATTTTTCAACATAGTGATATACTATATTAAATAATTCTCTACTAAAAAATTCATCAATTTGAGATTCAATAAATAATTGGTGATTTGTTATTTTTATTTTGTGTTCTTCTAATACAATAGTATAATCTTTATTAGATGTTTGAAGATAAATTGTTTTTGAAAGTGGTGAGATTAAAATTAGATTCTTTTCATTTGAAGAGATTTTTACCACTACACTTTTTATTAATTTTTCATCGACTTGTAGATTTCTTTTACTAGAAGCTTTT